GATCCGTTTAAAGTTTATCACTTTCATTATAATTTGGGTGAAGGTGCTCGCGGAGGCGTCCTTTGTCCGAAGCGACAATTCGGTGAGAACTGTCCAATTTGTGATTTTGCTTCAAAGTTGTGGCAAGAAGGAACTGACGATAGTAAGAAAATGGCTAAGTCTCTTTTCGCTCGCCAACGCTTTTTCTCACCCGTGATTGATCGGGACAACGAAGAAGCTGGTGTACGCATTTGGGGTTATGGTAAGACCATTTATGAAACATTACTTGGTTTGGTTTTGAATCCTGATTACGGTGATATTACCGATGTGGATGCTGGTGTTGATTTTACATTGACCTACATTCTCCCTAAATCGAAGGGTGCTTTTCCTGTAACTAATCTTGTGCCGAAGCGTAAATCATCTGCACTTGCAAAGAATAAGGGTACGATTAAAGAAATGCTGGAAAGTGTTCCTGAAATTTCTACTCTGTTCCAGCGCAAGTCTCCTGCTGATGTTAAAGCAATTTTGGAATCATTTCTCAATCCGAGCGATGGACCCATGGTTGATGACATTGGTATAAGCAGCGTAGACGAAGCTATAAAAGAATTGTCTGCGTAACTAACCTGCCGCTTGGGGGCACGGCATAAAAGGATGCCCCTTTTTTAATTTAAGCGGACGGTTCACAGAGAACCAGTTGTCCGAAAAGGAGAAAAATGACACAAATTAAATTAAAATTATTACAAAAAGGTTCATTATCATTACTTGGACCTTTGACGATTGGCGATGATGCTGATGGTAGGGCCATTCAACGTGTAGTTGCAATGGTTCAACCAACGTCGGAATATAGTTTATCTCAGATTCCCAAAGGCCCAAACCCACGGGATCTGAATACCAACACTCCGTTATATAAAGCTATCAAAAGCTCATATAAGAACGACAAGTGCTTTACTGCATTGAATGGTGGGATATCTGTGGTCGTAGATCGCAATTCTATTTCTGTTAAGGGAGAATATTTAACCTTTGCTTGTAGCGATAGTGATAAGACGGGACATTATGATGGCCAGCATACTATTGGAGCAATTGAGGAAGCAATAGCTGAAAACTGTGAAGAAGGTAATGCTGTATTGTTGTTTCTAATTACAGAAAATGCATATGATGGTATTGAACGTGTGCGGGATGCTGCAACGGCTTGGAATGATAGATCAGGCCAAAAGAAAACATCTGAGCGCAACATTCGAGGTGGTTTTGAACCACTCAAATCATATCTCAGTCAACACTACATAGATAATATTATGTGGCGGCAGAATCAATTAGGTGAACAGGACGAAATCATTCGACCAGAATGTTCCTCTCTTCAATTGATTAATGTTTTGTCTACTTTTTTGCCTGGGGCGTATATTCCAGGTGAGAATGGTGCATTACATAATGTTGCAGGCTTTGCCCGTGTTGGGGAGAAACTATTTGACAGAGTAATGGACGATGATAGTTTGGGGCCGGTAATAGAAGCTACCTACCCACATGCTAATATGGTTATTGCTTTATCTGACTTGATTCAAACAACTGCCCGCTATTTGTATGGTAATGATTCCAACAATTGCGCCGTTATTAAGGCTGTAGCGAAAGCTCAACTAAATAAAGACGTAAGCGCCAGAAAGTTTCTTAAACAAACTGTTTTTGAATCAGGGAAAACTGTTGAAGGTGCTTTAAACAAAGATCTGATTCCTCCCATTATTTATGGTTTTGTGAATACGTGTTTTGATTATGATGAAATCACGAATGAATTCACCACATCATATGGGCTTGACGATCTGGCTGCTATTTGGTACGAGGCTGGTCCAAAAATTTTAAGAATCTTGGACTACAGATTTAAGAACCAATTTAAGGAAATTTATAAATCTCGGTTTGCCGATTTTGTTAATGATACCACAATTTGGTCTAAAATCCAGAAAGAAGTTGAAAATACCATTAAAGCAAGTCGTTGGGTGGCTATTAAAAATAGTCACGTTGATGTTAAGGTATGTAATAATGGCGGTCCCGATAAGGTTTCTATCAGGGACTCCGTTTGCGCATATGCATAAACAAGTAAAAACTTTATTCTAAGTTTTTGGAAGCCCTGCGCCGTGTCAAAGCGATGCAGGGCTTTTTTTATTTAAGGAGATTATATGGGTGATGGAAAATTATCTTCAAAAGATATATTAAAGATGATCAATAAAAAAGCAGGCAGAACAATTGCTTTTTCAGGAGATCAAGAAAATCCCGCAGATATTAGAGATTGGATTTCAACTGGTTCACGCTGGCTTGATTCAATTATATGTCGTGGACAACTAGCGGGTATTCCTGTTGGACGTGTATCAGAAATTGCTGGCCTTGAAAGTTCTGGTAAGTCTTACATGGCAGGACAAGTAGCACACCAAGCACAAGCAAAAGGAATCAAGGTTTTGTATTTTGATGCTGAAGCTACGATGACTAGTGAATTCTTAGATAAACTTGGTTGTGATATGGAAGGCGACAATCAAATTATTATTCTTCAACCAGAAGATATAGAAATGGTGTTGGAAACGATGGAACTTTGTATGTCCAACGACCCAGACAACCGTTATTTATTTATTATAGATTCATTGGCCATGACTCCTTGTCGTGCAGATCTTGAAAAGGATTTCAATCCACAATCTTCAATGGCTCAAAAACCTCGTGTCCTTTCATTAGGAATGCAAAAATTAATGACCTCATTGTCAAGAACTCAGTCAACGTTATTGGTTCTTAATCAATTGAAAACAAATATTAATGTTAGCAATCCGATGATGATGCTTTCTCAACCTTGGTTCACGCCTGGTGGCAAAGCGATCATTTATGCTTATTCATTAAGAATATGGTTGACTGGACTGAGAGGTAAGAAAACATTTATCGAGGATGAGAATGGTTATAGAATAGGCTCAGAAGTTAAAGCCAAGTTAGAGAAATCAAAGTTTGGAACACAAGGACGTATCTGTAATTTTAAAATCTTATGGGCTGGCGACAATGTAGGCATCATGAATGATGAATCTTTATTAACTGCCATTAAATCATCTAATCGCTTGACAATAGGTGGCGCATGGTTTAAACTAGAGGGGTATGAAACAAAATTCCAAACTGCGACGTTCCCAAAGCTTATGAAATCCGACGCCAAGTTTTCCAAACTTGTTTATAATATTATAGACGAAGAAGTGATTCAGAAGTTTGAAAACAAGACTGGAAAAGCAGAAGATTTTTATGATTTAGAAGAAGAAAAAGACGCAGAAGAATAATGGAAATATTATGGGTAGCTTTTAAAGGAATTCTAATAGGGTTCGGTTTGATGCTGATGATCAAATCGCTGGGCCGGGATAAGAAGGAATAAATGTCTGAAAAAATATTAATCATCGATGCAATGAATATGTTCATTCGCAATTATGTAATGAACCCTAGTCTTAGTGCTACTGGTTCTCCCATTGGTGGAACGAAAGGTTTCTTAATGTCATTACAAAAAATGGCAAGAGAAATTAAACCTGATAACATTATTGTTGTGTGGGATGGTGGTGGTGGAAGTGCTAAACGCCGCTCTATGTCGAAAGAATATAAAGAAGGCCGCAAACCTTTAAAACTTTCCAAACTTAATCGAGCATACGATAGTATGTCAACACTAGAAGAATCTCAAAATCGTCTTGACCAAATGCATAGAACGGTTGAATATCTAAATGAAATGCCTGTGACTCAATTAATGTTAGAAGATGTTGAAGCCGATGATGTCATAGCTTACATATGTCAAATGTCATCACTCAAAGAAAAGATAAAAATTATTGTTTCAATGGACAAAGATTTCCTTCAGCTTTGTGATGATAAGACAATGATTTATGCACCGATCAAAGATGAATTCTTAACTAAAAAACGCATCCTTAAAGAATATAACATTCATCCAAATAATTTTGCTATTGCCCGAGCACTTGATGGTGATAAATCAGACAACCTTCAAGGAATAAAAGGTATAGGTTTAAAAACTGTTGCGAAACAATTTAATTTCTTGGCTGAAGAAAAATCTTATACATTGGACGACTTGTTTAAGTATTGTAGAACAACTGATAGCGAGCTTAAAATATTCAAAAATATTTTATCTGAAAAAAAGAAAGTCGAATTAAATTATAAAATGATGCAACTGTATGTTCCTATCATTTCGCCCAAAGGATCGCAACATATCAGAACTACTATTGAAAATTTTACACCATCTTTTAATAGGACTGAAGTAATAAAAATGATGTCCATTGACGGTATGAGCGAGTTCAACTGGAACTCACTTTTTCAGAAATTTAGGTTGTTGATTGAACAATTCAAATACTAATTATCCTTATGCGAGAAAGTCATTGACAATCTCGCATTTTTGTTATATGATCTACTCTACTAAACTTTAAGAGGTTACAATGTCCACCAATGATAAGATTTCATTTTCCAAATATGGCAAGACTTTCCAAGAAAAACTCGCCTTTATTATTCTTGATGATCGAGTTTTCTCAGATCGAATGTTTGAAGTTCTCAACACAGAATTTTTAGAATATAAATATCTTCAAACCTTTGTAGAAAAGATATTTCAATACAAAAAAAAATACGGTTCCCAACCATCTCATGATACTATGAAGACTTTGGTTAAGTCGGGCCTCGATGACATAAATGATGTTCTGCAAAAACAAATTCGTGATTATTATGTACGGGTATTAACAGATATTAATGTTTTAGAGTCGTGTGAGTATATTAAAGATACCTCTCTCGATTTTTGCCGCAAGCAAAAGCTTCGTGAAGCGATGATGAAATCAACTACACTCCTTCAAAAATGCTCATTTGATGAGATTTCTGTACTGATCAATGATGCGTTGAAGGCTGGTGCTGATGCAGATTTTGGTTACGATTATATTAAAGATTTTGATAAAAGATTTGAATTCTCCGGTCGTGAAACTATCACAACTGGTTGGGAAAAATTAGATCAAATTAGTGGTGGTGGCGGAGGCCGAAAGGAACTGGGCGTTGTGATTGCACCGACTGGAGTTGGTAAATCAATGGTGCTTGTTCACTTGGGAGCAACCGCAGTTAAAGCTGGGATGACTGTTGTGCATTACACTCTTGAATTAAGAGATACTGTGATCGCTAATCGTTATGATTCATGCATTACTGGAATTCCATTAGATGACTTAATGGATCACAAAGAT